GAATGCTTTAAGCCGCGCCGCTTGCACTTTCAGTATTAATTTATCACCGGCAACCGAATGCATTTCGGCAGCGGTCAGTGGGCGCAATTCCAGATTGATGCCAAAGGCCATGACGTGGCCGCAGTAAATGCACACCGTGATGTCACCCGGCTTTGGCCGGTGTGCATTGATGCCGGTGGCCGCATCACAAATTTTGCCGCAATCCAGACAGTGGCTTGGCGGCAGCTTTTTGCTGTGGTGTTTCATTTCATTACCTTTGGCATCAACCGCCTTCCGTTGAACCAAACCTGGTACGGCTTGGCGTCACTTTCCTCTATGACATAAGCAACAAAATCTTTGACGCCAACACGGTGCAGGGCACGCAGCCGGTGGTGGCCGTCAATAATCCACAATGGCCCGCCTTCAATCACGCCCAGCAGCGGTGATTTGAACACGTCAGGCGTGTGCATGAAGCGTTCCACCTTGGCCGCATCCACTTCCACGGCGGCATTGGCAGCGTGCGCTTCGGCCACGTCCAGCTTGTAACACTTATGTTTTCCGGCAGCGCAGTCACGCAGCGCACGCGAAACATTCCAGGTGCCGAAGTCGTTGGCAAACGTGCAATCACCCACGCCCAGGTTTGAAATGATTAGCGTGTCGCTGGTCATCGCAGCGCCTTCACCAAGTCGGCCACCGTGTGTTCTTTTTCAACATTTCCGTGCTGTTCGCGCCATTGTTTTTCTTTGGTCATCGTCGGTGGCAGCAACGCGAATGCATCGCGTTCATTGTAGCGCACCAGGCCAATGATGTTTTCCTTGGCGCGGCGCAAAAGGTATTCCCGCAAGGCCGGGTCATGGTGCGCGTCGGGGTGTTTCGGGTCACACCAAATCTGCACCACTTCAACCTGGGTTGTTTTGCCGGTTTCGTGGTCTTGCATCGTCACGAAGTCGGGCATGATGTCGATGACGTAGTGCGTGCGGTCAGGTCGGCCCAGGTCGGCGGTGTCATTGTTGACCAGCCACCGGCAGTTCCAATAACGGCATCCGAAAGGGCGCGTTGCATAAATTCCGCAGCCTTTGAATGTGCGCTGATGCGGGCACCGTTCACCCGCTGGCTTGTCAAAGTCGGGCACCATGCTGGCCGCTTCGGTGTTGTTGACAAGCCCGTGCGCCCGCATCGCGTCCAGTGCGCGTTGCACTTCGGGTTTCTTTTGGCCGGTCATCGGCAGAAGCTTGCAGCACAGCGTGCAACCGCTGCATTGGCGCATCATCGGCTTCCAGCCTTCACCCGTGTTGCGGTGTAATTGCCGTTGCGTTTCCGAAATGCCCATTTTTTATCAACCACCAGGCTGATGATGCCATAAATGTTGTTTTCCATCGCCTTGGTATTAACGCGGTCAAGCAAACTGATGATGTCCTGGCGCAGCGGCGAGTTGATGCGCGTGTCAACAAACACTTCACCGGCCTGATTATCCTGGCCGAAAAAAGTGGCCACCGGCACTTTCAAATGTTTGGACAAATCCATAAAGCGTGACCCGGCAACGCGGTTTTTGCCCGTTTCATATTTCTGCATTTGCTGGAACGTCAGCCCCATCTTTTCGGCAAGCTTTTCCTGGGTCAGCCCAGCCTTGATGCGTAGCGCCTTTATGCGTTTGGATATTTCAAAATCAACCGCTGTTGCCCGTTTTGACATGGTTGTTTCAACTCCAATTGATGTCATTTTCGTCGGCTGGTTCATAAGCACCAGGCAGCGGCACGATGGGTGGCAAGCCGTTTGCCTTGCGCATCGGGTTGACCCGATCAACGCAGCCCTGGCAGACCGGCTGGCGCGTGCCGTTGTAAGTCAGGCTGGGCACTTTGTTGGGGTGGAAGGAAAACAGGTTGCCGCAGCCGATGCATGTGCCCGTGGCGTAAACGTATCCCATCACGTCACCCACTTTTCACATAGAGCGCATAGCGCTTGTCATCCACTTCACCGATGCTTTCGGCAAACGCCAACGCGCCTTGCCAAATTGTCAGGTTAAAACCAGCACGGCAGTCATCGCGGTTGGTGCAGTAAAAGTTTTGTGCCGCGCCGCCACGTGGGCCAGGTGTTAAGCCGCTGCCGCAAGCAGCACACCAACCATTTAAAAGCAGGGCGCGTTTGGTTGCGTCCAGTTCTATGACATCATTCATGCTGTCACCCGTTCATTGATATATGCCCAGGCCAGCGCTTCACCTTGCGCATCGCCCAGGTGCTTGCCGTGTTGCCAATACTCGGTGCGCATCGGCGGGCGCTTCGGAAACAAATGGCCATCACTGTCCATTTTTTGGCCCGTCACCATGATGGCGACAAACACCGGGATTTTGTCGTTGAAAACGGTGGGGTCTTCAAAGACAACCGCACGCACATTGTTTTCCGGCTTCACCGTGCGTGCGCCGATTTCCTTTGAATAGTTTGGCAGCGCCAGATACGGGCAAACTTGCAGCGCATAGGCCATGCATTCGTAATGCATCGGCGGGTCTATATAGGCACCTTGCGGCAACAGCGCCGACATCGGGCCACCGCAAAACCAGCGCCCGCGTGTCAGCGCTTGGCCGCAGATGCCGCACAAATCATTCATCACAACGAAGCTGCGTTTTACCGTGTCGTTGATGGTGAAGTGCGGAATGCCCGCATCGTCATGGAAGACGATAAACGGCACCGGCAAGCCGCGCCTATCGCGTTCCAGGCTGCGCATTCGTGGTGGAATTTCGGTCATTGCGGTATATCCGCCCGAATTTGCGCTGCCAGCGTTTCCAGGATTGCGGGCAACGTAAACATCAGGGCGGGCGGCACCTGACAGGAAAACCCGTTGCCATTGTCACCACCGATCACAATAAGAACGGCACCGATGCCGCCCGTGCTTTCACGCGCCACGGTGCAAGCTTTGTCATATTTGCCCGGACCAATTGCCATCGTTTCAATTCCCAAGTGCGTGCGGATTTTTCACGGGCGGGTAGGTCAAGCCTTCACCAAATTTCCATTCAGCGTTGGTGCAGTCACCGCCATCGGTGATGATGACGCGCCTGGTGGTGCCAATCTTTGCGCCAACGCTGGTGGTGCTGCGCACGAAAGCCGCCCATGCCGCTTCCGCCGTAACCCAGCGGCGCACGTATTCATAGCTGCCGTCTGGAAAGAATTGGCACACCGAAAATTCAGCCAGGTTTGTGTCTTCATCGGTCATGGTTCTATCGCACCACCATGCCAGCACCAGGTCCAGCTATGATCTTAAAGCTGGCGGGCAGTGTGAAAGGCGTGCGATGTCCTGGCAGTTGTGGCTGGCGCTGGGTTTTTGGCTGGGCGCGAATTGTGGATTTGTGGCGGGCGCGGCTTGCCGTGCTATGCGCGATGATGAACCGCTTGCCAGTGGCGGTGATGCTAAGCGCCAGCCCATTTGGCCGCATCGCCAGCAAACCTTCCCGGACTAATGCCCAGGCGACCTGGCCGCTTTGAACGGAAAAAAAGGCGGGTGTGATTGGTGGAAGCCCACGAAGCTTTCGTGCGGCGACCTGGCGCAGCACACGCAGACGGTGTTTCAGCGAATGGCGCTGAGCATTTCCACGCACGCTTCCACCCTGCACATTTGCGTGGCGGCTGGACTAGGCGCGGCACCTTGCGTTGTTATTTTTAATTGTTGTGGGCTGCGTCACCCGCCACTGCATTGCATTGCACGTAACCCGTTTAGACTAAGTTGTTACGTCATAAGACGTACAAGTTAAACGTGCCGTGTAAGTTTCGCGATGGCAAATCACGGGTGTGTGAAGCGGTGGTGGACCCGGAAGGAGTTGAACCTTCGTCAGCCGATTAAAAGTCGGATGCACTACCGTTGTGCTACGGGTCCACAGTTACACGCGACGTGACGATTTCCCTTTTAAAACCGATTTCATCCGAAGGGGCAGTGAAGGGGCGCAAAACTCGGCTTTCAAAACCCCTTGTGCCACAGCCACTTTTGGCATCGGCCACCTGATTAAAAGTTTTATTTCGCCCTACTGATTAAGTTACTGACAGCACACAAAAACATCGAAACAATCAATAAAACCGCTGGTATCCAGGCATTTCATCGCTGTTGGCTGTTTCCCCTTGTTTCCCAGCGTTTCATGCTCATGCGAAGGGGCAGCGAAGGGGTGGACGGCCCACTGATTTTTCGATAAAAGTCACGCTGCGTGTAACAAATCAACGGGGAACAACTCACCATGCAGCTAAGAATTAACAAGGCCAATTGCACCAAATTGGCCAACGGCCAACTGGATGCCAGCCTTATCACCGATGACAAAATTCAGGGTTTCACGGCGCGTAAATACGGCAGCGGCATCACCTTCATTTTGAAATACCGCAAAGACGGGAAGCCGAAGGAAACGGTGCTTGGCTTGTTCAATCGCATCACACCGGACGTGGCCCGCAAGCTGGCCGTCAAGCGTGGCGGCGAAATCGCTGACGGGCGTGACCCGCACCAGGAAAAACAGCAGACCCGCAACCGTGGCGGCAAAACAGTCAATGCCCTGCTGGACCTGGTTGAAAAAGAACACTTCGCAAAAATCAAATCCGGCCACCAGGCGGTGGGCGCGTTCAAATTGGACGTGCGCCCAGCCATCGGCAACATGGTCATTTACGATGTCAAAAAAAGCGACATCAACCGGATGCTGAATATAATCCGCGAGCGTGCGCCCACCCAGGCAAACCGCACGCTGGCCTGGGTGCGCAAGGCTTTCAATTGGTATGCCGCCAAGGCGGATGATGACGATTTCCGTTCGCCCATCGTTAAAGGCATGGGTGGCAAAAGCAACGTGCGTGAACGGATGCTGGATGCCGAAGAAATCCGCGACGTGTTTCTGGCACTGGACGAATGCCATGCCGAAGGGTCAACGCCACTTTGTTATCGCCCGTTTGTCCACATGCTGTTTTTCAGCGCGACCAGGCTGCGGATGCCATCGGAAATGAAGCGCAGCGAAGTCAAAGGCCGCGAATGGATAATCCCAAAGGAACGCAACAAAGGCGGCAAGCACCCACACCTGGTCACGCTGACCGACACCATGCTGGCGCTGATTAAAAACAACAACAGCCCTTACGTGTTTTCCAGTGATGGCGGCGAAACGGATTTCAAGGGCTTTTCAAAAGCCAAAAAAGCCCTGGACAAAAAGCTGGCGGAAATCCGCAAGCGCACCGGACGCAAACCGTTTCCAGCTTGGCGGCATCACGATTTGCGCCGCACGGCACGCTTCATCATGGGCCAGAATGGCGTGCTGAAAGAGTATGCCGAAAAGGTGCTGGGCCACATCCAGGGCGGCATTGTCGGCGTCTATGACCCGAATGAAGTCTATGCCTACCAGGATGACAAAGCGGCGGCGCTGGTGGTGTTGGACAAAGCGCTAAAGCGCATTCGTGCTGGCGGTGACATCAAGCCGAAGCGGGGCGGCAACGTGGTGGCTTTCCGCAAAACCGCTTAATCGAAACACAAAAGGAAACAAAATGAAAAACACTGTTTTACTTGCGCTGTTGCTGACGGGCACATCACCCGCCCTGGCGGAAGACACACTGCTAGTACATGCGTGCAAAGTCGCGTTGGCACATTGGCAAATGAAGGCTGGCGATGCCAACACGGTCAAGCCAGCCACGGTGCAAGATTTTTCAAACCTCACACCGCCACGGGTGCGGATGAATTTTGAAGGGATAATTAATGCGTCTTGCACATTCACATCCACAACAAAGCCGGTGGGCTTGCGTGAAATTTGTGTGCAGACAACGTGCCAACAGGCGGGCGTTGCAAAATTTGACGAAATCGCTGAATTGATGCGGCGCGACGGCTACTAATCAACTGGCTGCGATGTTGATTGACGTGTTTTGGCCGCCACCCAGGCGGCCAAATCATTTTTGGAATACCGCACGTGACGGCCAAATTTGACGTAGCGCGGGCCAGCGCCAAGCACGCGCCAATTGTCAAGCGTGCCGCGCCCAACTTTGAGCGCCGCCGCCGCTTCCGGCACGGTCAGTAAATCATCTAGCTGCGGTTTTTCTTTTTTCATGGTGCCTTAAAATGCCCAGCGACGGCGTTGGTAATACCGTTAGCCATCCCTGACTTCGGTTGGTGGACCATCCACCGTGTCGCCGCTGGGCACCTTTGGCGTGCTTTCGGTGGCAACGCCAAACTGTTGTTACGTTGCAATCCTGGTTGCGAGCGCCGCCCGTTCCACTTCGGTCAATTCCCAATGCGCCACCACCAGCCACAAGTCGGCTTTGCCGATGCGGCGCAACAGGTACGGGTCACGCGGCGGTATCGGTTGCCATTCGGCTTCCCACAACACGTGATAGTTTTGCAGCCCGCGTTTCGGGCGCAAGTGCAGCGGCGCGATGGGCACGATGGCCTGGTGTTCGCTGCGTTCACTGCGGCGCTTGCCATCCCAGGCCATCGGGAAGCTGTCGCGGGGAAAGACGAAAGTGTTTTGCCGGAATGAAAGGTTGTGCTTGCCGCCACGCTGCGGCCAGCGCTTGCCGGGAAATATCGGGGCCATGCTTATCTGGCCATCGCTGTATCGTTCAAGCTGGCAGTGCGCAGCGCTGGCCGGTGTCAGCGCCAGCTTGGGCAAAAATTCGCGGTTCAATCCGGCTTGCTTGATGCTTTCAATGGCGCGGATAATCACCTTGCCTTTGGCCATCAGAAAATAAGCCCGCTGAATTTCCCAATCAATCGGTTGCGAATATGCAACGTGCTTTTTGTATTCACGGTGAAGCGTTGCCGCTTCGTGCCGCGTCATTTTGATGATGTCGGTGTGCATGGCGGTTACTCCACTTTGTGTTGAAACTGCGCAGTGCGCGGTACGAAGCAATCGCGCAACTCGCCTGTCTTTGGGTCCAGGTGCCGCATAATGCCGAAGACATCGTGCGCCAGCGTTACGTCATTAGCGTCGGCCAACACATCCAAATTCAGCGGCATGTGCTTGTGTGCAAGACTAAGCCCGATGAAAAGATTGATGCGGCCAGGGCGCACGCCAGCTTCACGCGCAATCGTAGTTGCGCGGTCAACAATTCGCGCAATCAGTTTACCTTCACGCCTGGTCAATACTGCCATCAGGATGCCTTCCCGCTGGTTGTTACACTGGCTTTGATCGCCTCATAATCCCTGTCGATGTCTTCGGCTATGCGCATGACGGTGCCCGCCAGCAATTGCAGCGCATCGTGTTTGCTTTTGGTGTTGGTCACCACGTTTTCGGTCATCAGAATGGCGAGTGCCACAAACACGTCAGCCGGGTCATAGCCAAACGTGACCCATTTCAACTGGTCAAGCAGACTGACTTCCGCATCATCAACCGGCGGCGAACAAGCTGGCGCTGATTTTCCCGCGATAATCATTGGCGATGTCTTCCAGTGTTTGTATTTCTTTTTCGGCGGCGGCTTGTGTCATTTTTCCCTGCGCCACCCATTTCGGGTACACGTTTCTACGCAACGCCAACTCGCGTTCAACGCATTTCAGTTTGGCCTGGTCACTAAACATCGTCACACCAACAGTGTCGGCGGCAGTTCATAGTCAACGTCAGTGCGCCGCCAAAGGTGCAAACAATTCGGGTGAATGTTGACGTAGCTGGACCGCTTCGGGTGAAACTGCACCACCGTTTCATCGTCATCCCAAAAGTGTTCCTTCACCCAATTCATTTCCTGCCAGTTGGGCGGGTGCTTGCCTTGCACCGACACCGAAACGTGCTGCCAGCCATTTAGTTTCGGGTCAGGGTCCACGCCATCGCTGGCAATAATGTTCAATTCGCGCCCGCATGGCCCTTGCACCAAAAACGCGCCGAATGGCTGGCCGCGCACGGTGGCAAAAAAGCCATTCACGATGCGGCCAGCTTCAATCTTTTCGGCAAAGGCTTTGCGCATTTATTTTCCCAGCACATCCATTGCGTGGTTGCCCGCCACGATGTCGCAATGCACCTGGCCACGGCTGTTTGACCAGCGCACCATGTAAGCGCCGCCAGCGCCTTTGCTGGTGTCTATAATCGGTATCGGTTCAACACCGCGAATGATTGCGATACTGCCATCAATCAATTCAACGCGATCACCGCGCCGCAAATCTTTGATTTTGGTTTCGGTGGCGTCAGTCATTTGCAATCATTCTTTGCAGCCCAGGCCACCTGGACGGCACCAGCGATTTTGTCGGGTGCGACACATCGCGGCACAACTTTGCAATGCCTTCGTGGAAGCGCACCGCGTCTTCGTGGTTTTCAAATTCAGCCGTCATGGTAACTTTGTGGCCGGTGTCATCGTTGCCGGTGTAGATCGAAAGGTTAAGCGCTTTCATTTTCGGTTTCCTCTGTTTGCTTCGCATCAAACATCGGGCGGATTTCATCGGCGGTGTGGTCATCCACCATCGGCAAAAGCTGACTATGCACCACTTCGCACAATTCAGTCCAAAACGTTTCGCGTTCCGTTTCGGTCATGGCGCTGCGTGACATACTATCAGCCACCAGCACTTTTTTCTGCGGGGTGATGGGCACCATTTGAAAGCGCCCGGTCAGCACCAGCAGTTTCGTGCGCATGGCTTTTTCTGTCATTCCGCTGGCTTTGGCGAGCGCGGCAATTGCCGCCATCATCTTGGCGTGAAATTTTGTGTGGATGGGGTTAAGCACATCCACGTCCACCAACGCGCCGATTTTTAATTTGCTCAGCAATGCGCGGGCTTCGTCATCGTGCGCAATCAAGCCGTTTTTGATGACGGACATCATCATGCGCTGTACCTTTGCAGTAGCTTGCGCATGACCGGGCTTTTGCTCACCAAGCAATAATTGCAACCGCGTCGGGCGATGTCGGTTTGCTTGCCGCACCTGTCGCAATCGCCTTTCATATACAACATATTTGGCGTTGCCATCGTCAGCCGTTCGCCGCAGTGCTGGCACGTGAATTTCTGGAACACGTCGAATTCGCCGCGTTCAATTATCGGCACCGCCGCCCGCACGATTTCGTCAAACGGATAGTTGTTATAGCGGGCCATCATTCCACCGCTGCCGTTTCATCCACCAACGTCAGACGGTGTTTATTAATCGAGTGCATCAGGTTGGCATGAATTTTCGGCTCAGCTTTTTCCATTGCGTCCAGGCTGTCTTTGTTTGAAGCCATCCAAGCATCCACAATGGCTTCATCGCTGGCGGCGCGGACGCGGGCAATAAATCTTGCACCCCATTCGCGCCAGCTTTCATCAGTGGTTTTGCCCATCGGGGCTGGGTCCAGAATTTCGTCATCCACGGGTGCGGTGGTGGCTTGCGCAATCGGCGTGCGTTCCACCGTTTCCGGCAAATCGTCTTGCAGGATGCCGCCGCCCATTTCGTCATCGGTTGGGCCGGTGCCTTCCTCTGGAAACGCGGCACGCAACGCGGCGGCTTTCGCAACTTTGATAAGCTGGCCGATGGGCCGCTTCTGCCAGGTGCCGTTGGGCAGCACACCGCCAGCGATGCGACCATAGGCTTCCAGCCAGTAAGGCGGGTCACCCGTGAATGCGCAGCGCACGCCATGCTTCAAGCGATACACGGTCACGCTGGCCCATTCTGGAAACGTGACCGTCACGCTGGCATCAGACCAGCCGCCATCGCGGTCTTTGCGTCTGCCGGTGAAAGTTTGCGTGACCATTTTTCCCAGCACGGGCGCGTCCAGGCCAACCCATTCGCCCGTGCGGGCGGCGGTGATTTGCGTTTCGTTGATGCTCGGCCAAATGGTGTCAACTTCCTTGCGCAGCTTTGCATTCCACATCGGCACAATATTCACAGGGCGCTTTAGAATATCCAGGTTGCGTTTGTTGCAGTAGGCCACCGCCAGCACGATGGAACGCGGGTCATCCGATGTCGGAAAAATCACTTCGCATAATATCTGCCAGAATTCGGCATCCATGCGGGCGGGCAACGGCAAGCGTGTCTGATAAATCGCAACGGCTTGTGATTTGTTCATTGGGGCTTTTCCTTTTGTTCGCCGCGTTCCAGCTTCACCGCTTCGCAAAGTTCTGTCAGCGCCGCCAGGAAGTCTTTTTTGCTTTCGTTGTGCCTTTCGTAACCGCTGATGGCTGCGGCCACCGCCACGCGGCGGGCGATTGCGGCGATGTTTGCGTCCGACATTCATGCAACCTTCAACGAAAGATAACCGCGCCGATCACGTTTGACGGTGACGTTGGAAAAGCGCACGCAGCCGACGTCTTGCGGCACAAGGGATTTTGCAACGTCTGCTGCGTGCGCATACTGGTCAGCCGCAGCCTTGGTGTCAGCGGCAACCAGTAATTCAGGAATGATGGCGTGACCCCAATTCGGTTTGGGGTCCACGTTCAAGTCAACCGTGCGCCATTGTTCTGGCGGCACGATTTTCGGCAGCGGAACGGGCGGCACCAGCATTTCAATGCACATCCAGAATGATGCGATGCGTGCCCACAATTCGCGTTCATAGTTTTCGTCAGCGCTAACTTCAATTTCACGCGGTTCTGCCGTGCCGTGCATAATCAGCAACGAACACCGTGCCGCACGGCGGCATGATTTCTGCACCAGCGCTTGCGGTGTGTAGTGGTTCACGATGTCATCCAGCGCTTGCCAGGAATTGCACACCTTCACATCCAGCGTGCAATCATCGTGGGCGCGGAACGCATCCAGCGTGGCGCACACGTAAGGCAACTTCGGATGCTCGACAACGCGCCCGCGTTCCGTCAGCACCAGCCCGGTTTTTTCCTGGTGCCAATCCAAAATGAAAGTTTCCAGGTATGACCCCAACTGCACCGGCCACACGTGCGTCAAGTCTTCCTCTGGAATTTCGCCAATGGCCACGCGCCACAACCTGAGCAACTCGGCTTCATCGCCCGCCATCAGCGCTGGCGCGGCTGACGCGGTGAAATGGAATTCACGTAAGCGGCGTTGCTCAGCCGTCAGCATGGGTTAATTCCGGCAGACTGTTTTGAAAGGCGTCAATGCTGTCCAGGTCAACCAACACAAGGCGTGCGCTGTAGCGGTAGGCTTTGATTTTTTTGCTATCAATCAGGCGGAACAGCGTGCGGCGGGAAAAGTGCCCATAGGCTGCGGCTTCATTTGTCCTGGCCACGCGCCGCGCACCTGGCGGCTTTGCTGGCACCGTGACTGTTCGCTGCATCGTTTTTTTCTTTCGGCGTTTGCGGTGCATGGCTTTCCCGTTCGCGCAACACGGTGTGCCGCGTGTGGGGTGTTGTCCTGGTTGTGGTTCCGATTTTTCGCTGTCGCAAAACTTACACGTTCAATGAAATCCTAAACAAATTCGCTGTCAAACGAAAATCCTTACTGTGCTATGGTTGCACGGTGGAATAGTAGCGACGGATGGAGCATGTGTTGTCATGTAGTGCCAACGCGCAAATAAATATTTTTTGCTGCCCGTCATGTCTTCACGCGGCAACACGCAAAAATTTGCGCGGCGTTATGCGTTGCGTTTAATTTGCGGAAATGTCACGCAAAACCCTGACCACCTTTGACGAAGTGTTGCGCGAATTGGGTGGGCTTAGCGAAGCTGCCCGCACCTTAAACACCACACCGCAATGCGTCTGGAATTGGCGCAACCGTGGATTTTTTCCGGCAACAAAAGCCGATGACGTGCGCAAACTTTTGCGGCGGCGCAATTGCAATGTTGCGCCGGAAGTTGTGCGCCAGGAAAACAATGTTGATGCCGCTTAGCGGAAGGAAACGCCTTGGCTGGTCAGCTATCCTTATTTGGAAGCAAGCGCCAACGCGGCAAAGCGCCACCGACACCGCTTGAAGACAAGCTGCACAAGCAAGCGTTTCAAGTTTGGCGGCGCTGGAAGCATCCCGAATGGAAAATGTTTCACGTGCCCAACGGCGGGCGGCGCGACATCATCACCCGCGTTGAAATGAACCGCAAAGGCGTGATGGCGGGCGTGCCGGATTTTGTGTTGCTTGGCCCAAACCGGCAGACGTTCTTTATCGAGTTGAAGCGCAAGGGTGGCCAACTCAGCAAGACGCAAGTGGAATTCAAGGCGTGGTGTTTGCGCTACGGCTTCCCGCACGCGGTGTGTGACAATCTGGAAGACGTGGTGGCGCATTTGCAGCATTGGGGCGCGTTGCGCACCGTGCTGAAGGTGCAGTGATGATTACTGTGACGCTGACCTGGCGCGAATTGATGATGGCCAGCCATGTCGGTTGCATGTATCGCGTGAAAGGATTGTTTAAGCACGCGCCAACCTACGGGTCAGAAGCAAATCCTTTCCCGTGGGAATTTCAATTGATGGGCGCAATGGCGGAATTGGCGGTTGCAAAACATTTCAATCTTTATTGGACCGGGCCAAAGCATGTTGGCGCGATTGATGTGGGAAATTTAATTGAAGTGCGGTCATGCACCAGGCGTTCAGATTGTTTAATTTTGCACCCAGGTGACAAAGACCAGGACGAATTGCCATTTGTCCTGGTACATCCAGAAGCGCCGAAGTTTCACCTAATGGGCTGGTGCTACGGCCACGAAGGCAAACAGCAAAAATATTGGGCCGACAAACAGCGAAGCGACCGGCCAGCGTTCTTTGTGCCGCAAACAGATTTGCGGCCAATCGAAACATTGCACGTGGATGTAGCAATGATGGTGCTGCCGGAAACCGTTTCAGAGGCGGCGCAATGATGAAACACCCTGCCAATTGTAGCGCCTGGGCCATCGGCACGCAGCGCCGCAACGGCTTTCATGTGCGCCGCGTGGTGTGGGGTTTGTTGATGGCACAGTGCGAACGGCGTGACGGTGAACAAATCCGCGCCGCGATGATTACAGTGGAAGCGCAACACAAACGGCGGCGCAATGTTGCACCGGAAGTGGTGCGAGCATGACCACGCACAGCGCCCAGGAATTATTGAAAGCCCACGGCATTGACTACGTGGCGAACAAATCCGGCAAATTCACCACCACGTGCCCGAATTGCGGCCAGGGTTATCTGAATGTGACCGTGCAGCGCGACAAGGTGGCGTGGTTTTGCCATCAGTGCGATGTCGGTGCCAGCGAAGCTTTCGAGCAAAAAGAAAAAGCCAAAGGCGCTGACGGCGGCTTAGGTCCAATCCGCGCCATTTACGATTACCAGGACGAAGGCGGCAAATTGCTTTTCCAGGTGTTGCGTTTTGAACCGCCTGGGCAACCCAAACAATTCCGCCAGCGCAAAGACCCGCACCAGGAAAAATGGTCAATCAAGGGCGTGCGCATCGTGCCTTATCGTCTGCCGGAATTGACGGCTGAATTGGCCAACGACCAGGTGGTGTTTGTCGTTGAAGGCGAAAAAGACGTGAACAATTTGCGTGACGCTGGAGTGCCCGCCACGTGCTGCCCGATGGGCGCAAACAAGTGGCGCGATGACTTCAACCCGATTTTCAAAGACGCTGACGTTGTGGTGTGCGGCGACAATGACCAGCCTGGGCGCGATCACGTGGCGATGGTCGCCAACAATTTGCTGGGCGTTGCCGCCCGCGTGCGTGTGCTGGACCTGGCGAAGTTCTGGCCCGACATGCAAGCCAGTGATGACATTTCCGATTGGCTGCACAGCCACATGGTGGATTTGCTTTGGCAGATTGTTGGCGACTTGCCCGACTACAAAGCGCCCACCGGCAATGGCGACACGCACGCGCCCGCTGCGGTGGCCGGTGAACCGGCAATATTGTCGCACGCGCAATTCCTGGAAGGCTTCGTGCCGCCCGATTACCTGATTGAAGGCATGTTGCAGCGCCGATTTATTTATGCGCTGACCGGGCAGACCGGCCACGCCAAGACGGCAGTGGCGTTGCTGATTGCACGCCTGGTCAGTTGCGCCGACAAAAACGCCACGCTGAAACGCCACCGCGTCGAAAAGGGCAGGGTTGTTTACTTTGTCGGGGAAAATCCCGATGACGTGCGAATGCGCATCATCGGTGCCGATGCCGAGCGCAACGACAACCCCGAAAAAGATGACATTTGGTTTATTCCTGGCGTGTTCAACATCGCGGGCATGATGCACGTGCTGTCAGAAAACTTTAAGCGCCAGGGCGAAGTCAGCTTAATCATCATCGACACCAGCGCCGCGTATTTCCTGGGCAATGAGGAATTGAGCAACACGCAAATGGGCAACTACGCCCGCATGTTGCGGTCACTGACCACGCTGCCAGGTGGCCCATGCGTGCTGGTGCTGTGTCACCCAATCAAGCACGTCATAGAGCCTGACCAATTATTGCCACGCGGCGGCGGCGCTTACCTGGCCGAAATAGACGGCAACCTGACACTGTGGCGCAAGACCGATGACATGGTGGAATTGAATTACAACAAAATGCGCGGGCCAGGTTTTCAGCCGGTGGCGTTCAAGCTGGAAACAATCCGCAATTTGAAGCTGGTGGACAACAAAGGGCGCATTTTGCCAACCGTGCAAGCGGTGGCCATTGACGATGTAGAGGAAGACCAACGCGCCGACAAAGCCGAAAATGATGAAGACCGCGTGCTGACAGCGGTGCTGGCCAATCCGAAAAATTCCCTGGGTGGCTGGGCGAAGCAGTTGGGTTGGGTCACCGACACTGGCGAACCGTACAAAATGCGCGTCCAGCGCATCATGGAACGGCTGGCCAAGCAGCACCCGATATTGACCAGGAAAGTGCGCGGCAACCGCTGGCAGTTGACAGAGGAAGGCAAGCAAGTGGCCCGCACGGCAGCGCTGCGCTTCCAGGCCGAAGACGAAGACAAAAGCCAGGTGAAGATGTTTTGAAAATGACAAAACGCACACTGGTATTTTGCGCCGATTTTGTTCGCACACACTGGACGGCGCTAAAAGTTAAAAAAGTGACATTCGCGGAAGTAGTTGCCGATGCGGATGCTTTTGCTGACGCGCTGGAACGCTGTTTGGCGGAAAACGGTGGCGTTGCAATGATGCTTGCGTTGGATGGTGACCCAACCAGGTTGGCGCGAATTGCCGCCCACGGCGTCATGGGCACAATTTTAGAGCCGCAGCATAAGCCACCGCACCGTGGCAGACCAAAAAAACCCACCACTGAAATCATTGGGAAAAAATCGTAACAAAGTTTGTTACGCACTTTTGACCCCTTTTCGGTTTTTCGTAACACGTAACAAGTGGTGACAATCCACTTGTTACGAAAATTCAGATTGCATTGTTTTATCGGGCACAGTTGAGCGTTTTGCGTTGTTACGGTCGCCCCATAAGCAGCATCCATAGTCTGCTTAATGGGGTGCGAGTTGTAACGCTTACTCTCTCTATAGGGAGCGGATTTTTTTGTTATGGCGTTTGCGCCTGTGAAGTTTTCGTGCCAATTGTCAAACGTCACCATCGTCAATGACGTTGGTGACGTTAGTGACGTTCGTGACGGAACAAATGTTGCACGTGGAACATCATGGCTTTTTGGTCAGTGGCACAGACGCAACCGTTTTCCGAAAACAAAGCCCAGCGCTTCCTGGCCAGCCAAAGTTTTGAAAGCTACTGCCCAAAAATCCAAGTGACGCAGCACGTGCGCAATTTGAAGCGCACCCGTGAATTGGCACTGTTTGCACGCTACCTGTTTGTGCGCATCGAAAATGCCTGGCACGCAATCAATTCGTCACCCGGCATTTCGTGCTTGCTGTTGAACGGTGCGCAAAAGCCAATCGTCGTTGGCGAAAGCGTGATTGCGGAATTGAAATCACGGGAAGACCGCAACGGCTTTGTGGTGCTGCCGAAAAAAGAGAAATTCAAGCTTGGCCAGAACGTCAAAATTGTTTCAGGTCAATTTGCTGGGCAGCTTGCCGTTTACGATGGCATGACATCACGCGAACGCGAACGGGTGCTGTTGCAGTTGTTGGGCCAGTACGTTTCCGTTGAATTGAATTCAGATAGCCGCATTGAAAGCGTTTCACTGCACTGATTGCCAGTGCTTGTGGTGTTGCAATGTCGGATGCACAAACATCCTGCATTGCGGATGCTTAGCAAATGGGACAATTCGCCCACCTCTACAACACAAAGCGTTGGCGCAAAAAACGGTTGCTGCAATTAATGGCGCATCCGTTGTGCGTGATGTGCGCAAAAACCGGCAGAGTTGAAATTGCAACAATTGCCGATCACGTCATTGAACACAAAGGCGACCTGAATTTATTTTGGTATGGCGAATTGCAATCGTTGTGCAAACTTTGTCACGATAGTCTGAAAAAACAAATTGAAGGCAAAGGCTACCACACCGAAATTGGAAACGATGGTTGGCCGACAGACGCAAATCATCCGGCAAATATCAATGACGGCAAACAGCCATTTTCAATTCCGCGGTTTGTCAAACATTCCGCAATTCCAGTTCACCTTGTGTGTGGTCCACCAGGAAGCGGCAAGACAACGTTTGTGAAAGCGAATACCAAGCCTGGTGATGTGGTCATTGACTACGATGACATCAGACAGGCCATCAGTGGAAATCGTTACGATACAAATTCATGGGTACGGCATCGTGCGTTCCAGTATCGTGACAAATTAATTCATGCACTACACACCAAGTGTGACTGTGCTGCGTGGCTGGTGGTGATGGCACCGACAGAAGATGAACGCACAGCATGGGTCAGTGCATTAGGTGCATTATGCGTGATACATGCGTTTGATGTGGATGCCAGTACATGCAAGCAGCGCATCAGAGGCGACACCACCAGGCACGTGTACGCAGAAGCGCTGTGCTGTGCAGTGGATGCATACTATGTGCAACGTGATGCAAATAATTTTGTGTAGTGTGTGGCCACCAGCCACGCTGCCGGAAAAACAAAAAAGAATTCAAGACCCGTGGCGGGGGGACGAAAAAAACAATAATGTTGCGTTGAAAGGACAC